AAACGGACCATCTGAAGTGCCGTTGCCGGTGTAGCTGCCGAACGCGCTGTAGCCGGCTACTGGGGCGAAGCAATACATCACATAGTCTGATGATGTTGATTGCCCTGGATAGATAAGTGTAGAGGTAGGAAGAGAACTTCCAGAATCCGCTTTTGCATCTGTGAGATTCAAATAAAGGTAATCAAGGCTTCCATCTATAACCGTGGTGAATACACCCCAGGCGAGAGCATTGTTACGGTCTTTGACGATGTAAAGCTTTGGGGCAACTCCAAGTCCATGTCCGACGCTGTAACCAGATCCACCTCCCGTATAAGTAACAACCGAGAACCCCGCACTGGCATTAGCCCTCACCTGACTAGTGATGGAGCCTTGTGTGTTGGTGACTGTCGATGAGCCGGCGTCCCAGCACCAAGAAACAATGGGGATTGCGCCATAATCATTTGAGTTAATCGTGTAACCAGTGCTAGTAGTGCTGGTAACCCAACTACCCAAACTTGACTCGGCATTTGTATTGTTTACTCTTAAGTAGGGAGAACTTGAGTTGATACCGCGAACTGCGTCAACAACAAAATGATCTGAGACGTTATTTCTAGCTTTTTCCCAAATAAGGTCAGGTGAGAAGTTCAAGCCCGAGACTGTCCCGCCAGAAGAACCAGTACCGGTTCTAAGGATTACATCCATCACCGTCGAAGGCTTGGCGACTACTGGGGCTGGCAGGTTGGTGTCGCACAGCGCCTTGAAGCCGCTTGGGGCGGTGTAAGCAAAGGAGCGTTGGCCGAAGTTGGCGATAATTCCCCAGGTCGCGTTATTGCCGATAGATATTGTCCAGAATTGGCTAACCGCTTTTAGGTTGTAGGTAGTAAAAGAATCATCGCTTTGTGCGTTAGCGATCTTTGAGCCGTTTTTGTAAATAAACAGCTTGCCGGTTGAATCATCAAGATCCAACGCTACGCCAATTATGTCTCCTGTAGTAGCTGTCGTTAAACTTGACTCAATACCGCCGGCGTTGTCGTAGTTAAACGCATAACCATGTGTAGCGTACCCACTTCCATTCCCCGCCCCACTCCCCAAGTATCCAGAGCCAAAATTGCAGTTAAGAGGTACAGCACCAATAATTGCAGCAGTTCCCGAATCTATTGTGAACTCTGCGTACCACTTTCCTGAATTTACGGCAACCGTCGAAGGCAGGTAATGAGCCTGTGTTCCGCTTGCTGAGACAGCTTTTAGATTGCCATCTGTGACGGTTGGTTTCTGTTGAACCGAAGCGAGTAAATTAAACGTCGCATAGTTACCCCTCACCTCCCCACCAGCGCCTGTATCGGTGCCGTAAGAAGTCGGGGTGTCTACGAGGGAATCGTTGCCTGCACCAGCGGTGACGCTGAGATTATTCGGCGTCCAGTTGTTGCCATTGCCGCTGGTGTCTTTACCAAGGGTGGCTGCGGTGTTGTTGCTGTTATCCGCAAACTTGAGCTGGAAGCCGTTGGTGCCGTAGCTGCCGGTGTAAGCCTTGGGTACCCACTGGCCGGTGGTGGCGTTGGTTTCGGCGAAGCTCGATGGGGTTAGGGCTTGGCCGTCGATGAAGTGGATGTCGGCGAGGTAGCCAGAGTAAGAATTTGACCCAGTTGTACCACTTCCGATTGTTGTAAGCGAAGTTGCATTGATGCCTGTATCTGCGTTTTGCGCGGGATATGCTTCTATGTCAAAGTTGGTGACTTGCGCTCCATTAACGTACAATTTTATTCGGTTATTGGCTGTGGACTGAGTTGTATCAACCGCTAAAACAATGTGATACCACGCCGAGACATCTCTAAAAACTTGTCTTGTCAGACCCCAAGTTGTATTCCAGCCCCCATAAGCAAGTCTTGGAGCGGTTGTGTCGATTGTGAACTCTATTGAAAAATAGTCGGTATCGTTTAAACCAGCTTTGACCTCAAGCAAAAGCTGACGGGTAACGATATTGGAACGTTTTGCCCAAAAAGAAAAAGTCCAGGTCTTCCTGTTGCCCGCTGATGCAGGCGTTCTGGACAAGTAGGCACTGTCACTACTATTGAAACGCAGCGAACGCGAGATCTCGTATCCGCCGCCTTCTTGACCCAGAAGCAGGTCACTTTGGATCATGCTCATTTCACGTCACCGATAAAGCGAGCTGCAATGCGAGTGGTTGACTCGACGTGGTACGCCACCAGATCCACCGCATTGGCCGTCGTCGTAAGTGTTGGTGCGGTTCCGCCGGGGAACTTAAAGACTGAGTTCCAAGACGCCGTTCTGGAGCCCGTCGCGTCCTGCACCAGGCGGATCACACCGCTCTGCCCAGCCACAACATTGGTCGGTGCGCCGATGGTCCGGTTGCCACCAAGAGTGACTTGATAGTTGTTGCTGAGGCTCAGGTCAACCGCCACAGTCGCGGCGTCGGTCAGCGTCACGTAGCTGCCGCGCTGTGCTGCAGTGAAGCTTTGGGCTGCATTGGTGACAGCCACGCTGGTGATCGCGCCGGCGCTGCCGTTGACGCTGAGCACGCCGGTGTTGGCCACCGCAGTACCGGTCACCGAGATGCCGCTGCCGGCGGTCACCACCGTGATGTTGGCGGTGCCGTCAAAAGCAACGCCCTGGATGTTGCGAGCGGTTGCCAGTGCCGTGGCCGTAGAGGCATTACCGCTCAGAGCTGCGCTGATGGTGCCGGCGTTGAAGTTGCCTGAGGCATCGCGGGTCACGATGGCACTGGCTGTATTCGCGCTCGTGGCCGTGGTGGCGCTATTCGCTACTTTCCCGGCAGTGCTTATCGTCGCTAGCTTTGTATCGACAATCGCCGCGCCACTTGCGATTTTGGCATTGGTGATCGTGTTGTCCGCGATCATTGCCCCGGTCACGGTCCCCGTGTCTCCGGTGGTGACAATGGTGCCGCTGACGTCAGGCAGCGTAATTACGCGATCTGCTGTGGGGTCAACCGCGCTCAGTGTGGTCTCGAAGGCGTCAGCTGTCGTCCCTTCGAAAACAAGGCTGACATTGGTGTCAAGATTGATGTTTCCGGTGACTGTTCCCCCGGTTTTCGGGAGAGCAGCGTTCGCAAGGTCGTAGGCCGACTTGACCGCGGTGCTTGTTGCAGCAACAGACGAGCTCGTGGTGTCTGTCGAGTCGCTGAGCTGGACAACACCAGCCGTACTCGTGCTGGCCGAGGCGACGCTGATGGCTGGGGTTGTTGTCCCGTTGGCGACGCTGACAGCACCGGAGCCTGAGACGCTGGTGACTGTGCCGACGAAGTCGTTGCCCCACTCGAGGCCGGTGGCTGCGGCGCTATTGGCACGCAGCACCTGGCCGTTGGTGCCGACGCCTAGCTTGCCGAGCGCGGTTGTGCCGGACGCCACCAGCAGGTCGCCCTTGGTGTAGCTGGTGTTGCCGGTACCACCGCGGGCAGCAACCAGTGTTCCGCTGGTGATGTTGTCGGCGTTGCGGCACTCGTTTGAGACTTCCTCGATCGCCGCTTGCACATTGGTGCTACCGACGCCAGCAGCTGGCGCAAAGCCGACGTTGCTGGCGGACTGTGCCACGAACGTGGACGACACGTCGATCTCGACCCATGTCGTGCCGTTTGACAGGATCAGGTCAGGCGGTGCCAGTGAAACAGCAGGCGCCGGGGCAGTTCCCGTGCCGCCGGTTGACACCACGACGTAGTAACTGTTGTTGCTGCTGCTAGCAGATGGCAGGGCATTACCGACCGTGAGGCCGATCGAGGAACCCTCCGTAGTAACGGTGGCGATCTGGTTGGTGGTGGCGTTGTAGGTGCCGGCGAAGATCACCGAACCGGCCGAGATGCCCAGCGGCTGCCAAACGTTGCCGTCCCACAGGAAGAAGGATTTGTCGAGCGGATTAGAGAAGATCTGGCCGATGAAGTCAGCAGTGGGCAGGGCTTCGCCAAACTTCGCTGTTGAGTAGTTGGCGAGCTTGGCGCCGGTTACTGCATCGTCGGTGATGAACGAAGTGCCAAACGTGCCGCTGGTGATCTTGCTGGCCGGGAGCTCAGGGATGTCGGAGGCTCCGAGTGCGGTGCCGGAGGTGACGTGGCCCTGGGCGTCGACCGTCACCTTCGGGTAGGTGCCCGCGGTGACGGTGTTGCTGTGGTTGAGCGTTCCGTCGGAGACGGAGAGTCCACTGCCCGGTTGGACGATCCCTTTTGTGCTGTCCGTGGCGTCCGGGAGGTCGCCGGGTTGCAGCGCGCGGAACGTAGGCGTAGCGTCAGAGCCACTCGTTGGTCCGGCCCATACGCGGTTGGCCGGTTGCGTATCCAGCGTGACGTTGATGTTCGCGCTGAAGTTATCCGGGTAGTTAACAGAGAACGAAAGCGGACTCGAGTCAGAGACGCTGAGTGTGTTGATCGCTGCCTGGCGCTGCCAGGTGCTTCCTGTCCAGGTGTATTCGAGACCGGTCGCGGTATTCAGCCACTGTTGACCGATGAAGGCGCCGGACCCACTGGGCGTCGCGTTGCTGACGATGATCGCACTGTTGTCCCCGAGCTTGGAGGCGGTTACGGCGTCGTCGACGATCTTTGTGGTTGAGACCGCATTGCTCGCGAGTTGGGCCTCGCCGATAGCACCGCTAGAGATCGTGGCAGCAAAGGAGCCGGTGCCGGAGCCTGTGACATCACCGGTGAGGGTGATCGTCTGGTCGCCGGTGTTGGTGCCGGAGGTCGTACCGCTGTGAGTGCCTGAGAAGGTGCCCGACTGCGTGGCAAGCGTGCCCAGCCCCAGCGTGGCGCGCTGTGCTGCGGCGTCTGCGTCATCGAGCAGCGCGCGGCCGGCTGCGGTGCAGCTGATCTCCTCGACATCACCCGCGCCCGCTGTTGCGCGGCCGAGCAACACGTTGCTGGCGCTGGTGTCCTGCAGCTTGGCGTAGGTGACAGCGCCGTCGGCCAGGGCGGCGGTGCTGAGGTTGCTGGCTTTGGCTGTGGTGACGGCGCCGTCAGCGATTTTCGCGGTGGTAACGGAGCCGTTAACAAGCTCGGGGACGATGTCTGTGTAAGCGCCAGCTTTGAAAACCTGGAGCTTGTTGGTATTGCTGTTGAGGTAACCGCGTCCTTCGAAGTTGTCGGTGGTAGGGGCCGTGCTGTCGACGGCAATGCTCGAGTCTGCGGCGAGCTTGGCGGCGGTGACTGAGCCGGAGGCCAGTGCGGCTGCACCGAGCTTGGTTACGCTTGCCTGATCTAACTTGCTAAGATCAATGCTATTTGCATCAACTAGATCTAAGCCCGCATCGACTAAGTCTTTAACTGTTATCTTCTTTGTCTGACTTGCGGATATGTCCGCTATTGGCAATACATCGGTCGCCGCGGTTGAAGCAGCGGGCAATGCCGGTAATTGCGTAATTCGTTGGTCCGACAAGGCTCAGCCTCCGCGCTCCATCAGTCGCACAGACAGTTTAGTCATCTGTTTCCTGTAGCAGGAAGCCCAGTGATTGCTCGAGGATGATGCGATCTTCGTCCTCTTTCAAGATGTAGTCAGTAGGTTGTCCGACTAGTAAGCGAATCTCGCCTGTGGTTACAAAGTCAATGGTGCATCGGATGATGTCTGCTGCGTCAACCACGACCCCAGATTGGGTGACCATCGCCGATGCTTGGTAGAAGATGGTCTGAACGGTAGGATCGATAGCGGCGTCTGTTAAGTAAAAAGCGCAATCAAATTCGCTACCAATATCTAAGCGTTGAATAAGCTGTAGCATTAGTAGAGGTGTTTCCTTGGAGCCTTGTGTGGCGTAATCGAAGATGCAGTCAATCGTTCCATTGCCGCTGATGAGCCCTGCGGCGTACTGATTTTTGAACTTGTCGCTAAGCGTTGTAGAGTCGAGGGCTTCTCTATCTGTGTTCAGCTGATAGCTAATGACATTCCCGAGCGTGTTGTAGCTGACGTCGCGCACGGTGTACGTGACTGGAATCGAAGCGCCTGCAAAGGCGACGACAGTTAGTTCGTTAGCGCGCGTGTTGTTGACGGCGTCGGCGAAGGTGGGAAAGAAACGAAGACCGCCAGCGGCGTTGACGTTGACGTAGGTTGAGATCGTTGATTCGACAACTGCGGATTGCCACGCACTCGTGGCGAAGCAAACCAAGCCCCGTGGATCGGTGGTGGAGAGATCAACGCGATCTCCTGTTAAGAGGTTGTCGAGAGAGGTATCGAGGCCAATACGGTTGAGATTGGTATTGATGTCACCTGGATCAATGCGATCGACGATACTTGTGACACGCTGACCTGCATTTCGCCGGAGCTTGATGGTGCCGTGAGACCCTAGGAAAACGGTCATACAATTACACCTCCGGGAAGGAAGTCACCATCGACTGTGAATTGAATCGGAACGGAATTTAGCTCTCCGGTGCTAACGGCGAGCTGGGCCGATGTGATGTAAGCATAAAACTGGACTGAGTCATTCGCACTGCCACTAGTTCGTAGCTGCATCAGTACGCGATCAGCCTCAGTAATAGCTCCGAGCTTGTGAATCTTGCTGAGTAATGCAGTGAACTGGGTGTAGTTTGCCGATTCTCCTGCTTCAAGGCGGTAGTACATCAATGTTGCACTGCCTGTCGCACCTTTTATGCCAGGAATAAATGTATTGCTGGTGCTGTCGATGGTATTGGTATTTAGCAGCTCAACGGTTGTGTCGATTGACCAGTCTCGGATTTTTGCCACAGGTTTACCATCCAATACCAGGGAGCCGGAGCGTCCGCTATAAAAGCCCATTGATCAATAACCAGCTAAGCCAATACTAGCGTGTCAGGAAAAGCGAATCATTGAAATCACAAATCATGCTCTGACCATTTGAATCGCAAGGGTGTTCAACAGCACGAACGCTAACCTCACCCTCTTCGTCCATTTGAACTTCTACAACGCGAAAAACACGTTTCGATTTAACTGCTGTGCCTAAGACAAATAACCAGCCTTCGTAAGAGGCTAAAGAGCTGGCAGTATTGTTACTGATTGCTGCGCTTGTTGTTACTACTGATTGTCCGTTGCGGTAAAGCAGGATGTCGTAGGTGCCGTTGGGGATGCCAGTGGCTAGGGGCACGTTCAGCGTTCCCCCGTTCTCGATCTGACCGCTGTAGACGCTTTGCCATTGCTGCTGGCCGACGTCGACATAAATATAGGAGCCGGGGCTAAGCGGGCTGTCTGTGGGGAAGGTGCGGAATTCGACGTTGCGGCGGATGTGACGACGCTGCTGACAGAGGAGCTTAGCGTAGAGGATAGCTTGGCTGCGGTTAGTGACGTATTGAGAGAGATCGAAGGTTTGTCGAATAGCGTTAGCTTCGGTGACATCGCGGAGACTCACATCCACGCTCGTATCGCGTGGAAAGGCGCCGTCGACTTCAGTATTGCGATAGATGACCGTGGCGATTAGGTCCTGAACGCTGCTGCCGTAGTCGATGAACTCTTCTTTGTAGGAATCCTCGAGGATGTTGCCGGCGGAGAACATGGCAACGATGGGTACCCTTCTTGTGATATTGCCGGCGTTGTCGCAAGGGACAGCAGGAATAAGGGTTTCTTTACCACCGATGCGCCCGAGCTCGAGGAGGCTGTAGGGCGCCACCTCAGCCCAGAACTGCCGCCAAGGCACCTGCTCGGCGATCACGCAATCCATGAACAGCTGGTTCTGACGGCAGAACCGCTTGACCAGCGCCAGCGCTTGCAGGTCGATGCCGCCGATCTTGGCGAAGCGGCCGATGCCGTTCTGCGGATCGAGGATGGTGTCGAGGAAGATGTCGGGCGCGTAGCTGCTGCTGCCGTCTGGTTCGCTGGGGTAGCTGCCGTCATCACGCAGGCGGCGCACCTTCTTGCCTTTCAGCGTGAACACCGACAGCGAACGCAGGTCTTGGATGCCTTGCCCGCTGTAGGCGTTGAAGCCCAGCAGTGTGATGCCGTTGTAGAGGTTGGGATAGGTACTGAAGGGTTCGGTGCGCTGCTCGGTGACGGCGGTTATGGAGAACTCAGGGCCGCCCTCGAAGCTGTAACTAGTCTGCGTGTCGGAGCGAACAGAGAACAGGCCCCACTCATCCACCTCATAGGGGTTTACGTTCAGCGGCGGCTTGAAGCCTTGGCGAGCACGCAGCGAGCCGGTGAACGTGAACTGACCACCGGCTGGGCCGCCAACCGTGACTACATCGCCGCTGTTTTCGATGTAGGCGAAGTCCGCGGCGCCGGTATAGACCATCTCAGCCGCGGTTTCGGCGATTGGCTCGAATTTGAACTGCCAGTTGCCGTTGTTGTCGTCGGCGATGAATTTCAGAGATACGAAGTTATCAACATCAGCACCACGGCGCATGGCGAAAATGTAAGGGACACGGCTCCACACTTGGCCGGTGCGGCGGTAGAACAACCAGAAGAATGCAGCTCGTACTTTGGTGCCGTTGTCGCTATCGCGGTAACGCTTGACGCTTTCTTCGCCGTACTTTTTGGCGCGGCCTTGGATGCGCTTGAACACCTTGGCCTTCAGCGCAAAATCGACCACGCGGCACTCGGTGATCGTTTCGTAGCCGGCCTCCTCCATCTTCACCAGGCACTTGGTGTTGAAGAAGTCATTCCAGGTATTGGGGTTATCTAAGTAGCTTTGGAGGAACCCGACTCGGTTTTCCTTGGCGCTGATTTGAGAGCGC